CCTTGCTTGACCCAGTTGACCCATCAGTGCTTTCACGAGGGTCTAGGATGGCGTCTGGGTTGACAGAATCCTCTTCCTCATCGTCTATGTCATAGCCAAACTGTTTCTTGAACTTTGCCTCAGCCTGATCTAGTTTGTATTTCGTCTGCTGTTGCTTCTGCTTCAGATCATTCTCGTACTGAAGCTGGGTTGATGTAAGTGCCTCGAAAAAACCTTGCTGCCCAGACATCCACCTACCGAACGCCAAACCAAGTTCGTTGTTTGCGGCATTCTCGTCCATCACACGTGCGTGTGTCCTCGTGCCTGCGGCTGGACCGTCAGTCCTATATGACCCACCATAACTTGAGCCCGGTGCACTTACCCCCATCCTCCTGTTGATCTCATCTAGCTTTTCTTGGTCAGCGTTGAGCTGGTTGTTCATACTCATGGTGACCGTAAGGTCCTGAACTGCACTAGTCAGGTCGCCCAGCCCAGTTTTCAGCCAGTTGCTCTTTCCTTCGCCCATCATTGCAAACAGTTCGTTGGTACTGTTCACCAAGATGTCCCACCTACCAGCAAGTGTCTCGGCTCTGTCGGCCAATCGACCGTAGTACAGTCCACCTTCGCTTGTGGCTTTGATCAGTGCGTCATTGACGTGCTGTGCCGTTATCAGACCGTTCTCCATTGCCTTAGCGAACTCGTCCATTGGGACCTGAGCTTCTCTTGCGATCAGCTTCAGGGAGAAGCCAGCGTTGACAAGCTGGTTCTTCTCTTGGCCCATAAGTTTGCCAAGTGCGTTGATCTGTGCGAACGCCTTTGTCAGGTTGTTGAACTGTGTCGAGTCACCACCAGATGCCTCNCCAAGCCTCTGCGTGAAGTCAACGATGTTCTCTAGCTCAACCCCGTAAGACTTGATCACAGCAGCGTTCTTGACGAGCTGTGTTGTGGTGAGCGATGACTGGCGTGCTATGTTCCTGAACTGGTCAGCGTACTCCTTGCCCTTCTTCTTACCCATGAAGACTTGGAGTTCAACAATGTCAGACTCTAACTTTGCATACTCTTTCGCTGACTTTATGATAGCCCCAAGCGAAGCAAACCCAGCGAGTGACACAGCACCCATTGCACCGCCTCCAGCACCAAGTGCAAGCAGGCGACCAGCACCAGCACCGGCACCTCCAGCACCAACCCCTGACAATCCAGAGCCAAGGATGTTCGCCATGTTCCTCCCGTTGTTGCCACGGGACGCCCTGCTGTTAAGTACCTTGGCCCTTGTATTCTTGTTCACAGACCTAGTGTTCTGGTCAAGTGCTAGCTGCTCTTTTCCTAGCTGCCTCTGCAATCTCTCAAGCTCATAGCGGTACGCCTTGCCATCTATCTGTCCACGCTTGAGTGCCGCACGTGCATCCATCAAGCCCTTGGTGTACCTTTCCATTGGCGTGCGAGTCATCTTCATTGCTCTCGCAAGATCTTTTGTCATCCTATTGGATGCCCTGATCTTCGTGACAAGGTCGCTATTGTTTGCGACGATGTCCCACCTCAGTGCTCCAATTCTCTCGCTCTTCTTACCTGCCATTGCTTAGTGCCTGTAGTGCTTCCTCTGGCTTCATTTGTTCATTTGGGCCAGACTCTGATGTGTGAGTGTAGTAGGCGATCCATTGATCAACCAAGAGTGGGCTTACTGAGTTCATCCAATGCACAGGGTCATCTATGCACAGGTCTTTACAGATGCGAAACACCCACCGCAATCTTACGTTGCGGTGGATGTGTTTCACAATTCTGTCTACTCTGCCTGCTCGTTTCCCTCTTCGCTCATGATAAGCTCGTTGAGCTTTTCAACAAGAGAGTCGAGCTTGACGGCATCAAGTGCCAACAAGTCTTTGGCGTCGCCTTCTGTGAACAGTGGCTTACCTTTCTCGTCGCACAAGTGGTCAATGATAACATTGACACGCTGCCGGATTCTTGCCTCAGGCTTTACATCACCTTTGTCGTTAAACATGTCGGCGATACGCTTTGAACGCTGAAGCTCTGTCATTGTCTTAACATAAACCTTGCCCCAACCCTCGACATCATGACAAGTGATGTCAAGTTTACAGTTGGCTAGCAGGGCTTCTTTAGTTAGCGAAGTCATCGTAGTGGTCCTCGTCTTCGTTTTCTTCTGTTGGGTCATACTCCGCTGGCATAATACCAGCGGCATCATCTCCTAGTCGTTGAGAAATCTCTTCCTCAATCAACGTTTTGTCTAGTGGTGATAGACGTCCAATGAAGCAACATTTTGATCCGAACTTCCAGCCCTTGTATCCAACAAGAGTTCCATCGACGACTATCCTGTACTGCTCGAAGGTTTGCTCTTCGCCAGTTGCCATGTTCTTCGACTTGAATGCCAGTAGTTCGATTTTCATTACGCTGCCTCTTCAGTGAAGGCAGGCCCGGTAGCTCCATCAAATGCGAAGGTAACATTAACAACAGCAAGGTTGTTTGTGCTAAGGTCTGGCAAGCTGTAGCTGGTGATGAAGCCAGTTCCGCTAAGTGTAGCTGGCTGAGTGTTGGTTGAAGTTCCGAGTGGGAACGTGATCGTAAGCACATCAGCAGCACCGACCAAGCCAGTGAAGTCGAACGTAGGATCAAAGATGATTTCCATTTGGCACTCACCGGGATCAGTCAGATCGCCAGAGATGTACTTCATGAATCCAGTTGTGTCCAAGCAAGATGCGTCGATCTTGTCTTGGGTAAGTTCTGGCAATGTCAGGCTACGCACGCAACCAACGATTGCACCTGTTGTCAATACTGCCGTGGTCCCTTGACCAGTCATGCCTTGGTAAGCCATTTTCTTCTCTGCCTTCTAAAAGGAGTTATAGGTAACTTCAAACGTTTGAATTGTTCTGAACAGCCAGTTGTCTGTCCCATCATTTGGTTTCTCGACCAAGTAGCTTCTGCCCGTGTCTTGGCCTATGCCCTTGATTACAATGTCGCCGTACTTTCCCAGCACGCCGTTTAGTGACCCTCTGAGAGCCTTGTGTAGTGTGTCAGCCTCTTCTCTTGTCTGCCCGTAGCACTCTGTTCGTATTTTCGCAATCTCGAAACCAACAAAACCTGAGAGGCAATCTTCTGAGTTCTCCGAGATAATGTACAGCAACGCCGCAGGCATCAGTGAATCCTCTGGAATGAAGTCAACACAAATCCTGCCACCTGCCAGTGCGGTGACATCTGCGTCGGAGGCTATGATGCCCCTCACAGCTGCTGCGATACTCATAGGTTCCTCATCTTTGCTTTAATGATTCTCTTCATTACTTGGAACTGTAGCCCAGCGGTAGTTATCCCCGCTGGCCTAAGCCACGGCCTCTCTGGTAGCTGGTATCTCTTGCCAGTGTTCCAGAGTTTAATGTTAGCGGGCTTCTTTCCCTCTAGTGGCTCGTGTGTGTGTCCATAGTTGTATGCGTAGTAGTCTGTGCCGACCATCGTAAGGCAGGGCAAACCCGGCCTCCACTTGATAGTCTTAACAGACACGGTGTTGCTCATGTCTTTAAGTTGTGCACCAATTCTTTGACGCTTTGGTTTTGCACCCCACTTCTTTCTGGTGCCAGTCTTCCTTGAGTCACCAATTGGTCCGGGATTTGGCGTCTGTCTTTTTACTACAGCTATCTCAACCTCAGCGGCCACCCTAACTATTTCAGCCGCAGCCTCTGTCGCCTTCTTTAGCACACTGTTGTGCATCCTCTTAGGTAGCTGCTTGATAAGTGCATCTAACTCTTTTGAGTTCATGACAACAGACATTCCCTGCCCGCCTTTGAGACCCTTGGGGGTCTTACGGACATTGGCCTTTGATACAATCTTGCCTGCCTCAAGGCTAGCCTGTTTCATGAATCCCATCTAGTTGTTCTCCCCACGAAGCTCAACCCTTACCTCCATCTGGATACCGTCAGGGTCAGACATGTTTGTGATGCCGTACTTGATGCCATTTATAACACACCTGTCCTTGACAGTAACCTCGCCTAGGCCAAAGAACTCACCGAAGGCAACGTGGGTTGTCTTCTCGTTGACCATGCGTCCTCGGAGGACCTCACCGCCTACGGTTGTTGTGAGTTCACAAGGCCAGCCCTGCGACAGTATCGCCCACTGACTGTCATCGGAGTACGTAGGCTGACCATACTGGTCCAGCGTACCACTGTGCCGATAGAACGTAGCCGAGTGACGGCGAAAGCCAATCCTTTTCCTGATGCTCATGGGTAGGATGACCTCATAAGTAATGTTACGATCTTCTCGTAAGCAATCTCTTGACTGTGCAGAGCTGACCCCTCCTGTGCCGGATCATAGAACCATTTGCCAACCCCAAGCATGATAGCAGTCTTGAAGAGCCTTGGCATACAGTCCGCATCAGATCCGTATCCAGCCGTGAATGAAATGCGTATAGCATTTGGATTGTTAGGCTGAACACAGGGCCACTCTGTACCTGCCACGGGAAACAAGCTCCCACGGCTTTGATCAAACACATAGGCTGATGAGTCGAGTGTCTGTTGTACGCCATCTTCATCGACGTAAACAACTGACGCAACTGACGTCACCGCCTTACTTCTTAACTTGACCTCGTATGATTCGCTCCACGTGAACTGATTCTGTTCATACGTTGCGGTAATCAACTGACGATCAAGGTCCTGCTCAAGACGCTCAGTCGCTGCTTCAAGAAGCAGGTTTAGATTTTCGTCGTGAGTTGGATCGTTTGCGTTTAGCCTTAGGTGCGACTTCACTTCCGCAAGAGTCACAGGAAGGTTCGTCACAGCAGACGTCCTTCTTATCGACCAATTTGTCGTCATCCTTTAGCTCCACACAAGCACCGAAAGAAATTAAAGTTTTGGCAACACCGATCTTGTCGGTGTGCCACGTGGCCCCAGCAGCAAATCCTGCTTGGGGCCTAAGAAATTTAACAGTAATCACTATGCAAGTGTTACTTTGCTGAGAACCTCTGGGTTCACGCTGGCGATGTCTACACGCTGTGTGCAGATGATTCCAACCTGATCGTTCACTGCGAACAGTTGATCAAGAACTTTGAAGTTCAATGCACGGCGGTCACCGAAGTAGTGAGAAACGCTAAGGTCACCGAAGACGCAAAGCAAGTCGCCAGTGGACGAAGCAGATGCACCGGGCATTGCGTTGACCAAGTTGACTTTGTAACCAAACAGTGATGGGCCAACACCGGAAGTGATCTGCCCGATTGCGTTTCCGCCAGCAGCGTTGAGAAGGTCGCGAACAGGACCGTTCCACAGGGTTGGGCTCATGTACCACTGGTGGTTCAGGCCACGCTCTTGACCAGCAGCAACAACAGCTGCAGTCAGGTCGGTCAGTGCAAGAGCTGAAACCGAAGCAACGTTCGTGTCAGCAATGCCTGCGTCGCCTTGGATTCCGCCAGAAAGAAGGTTTCCACCAGTGAAGAGATTCTCGTCCTCTTCCTTGCTGAAGCCCCAAGCCAAGTCACGGACGATTGTGTCAGTCATGGAAATCAAGCTATCTTCGCTGATCTCTGTCGACATCTTCACAAGGCCAGCCATCTTCTTGGCAGTTAAAGATACCTGTCCAAAAGTAAGGTCGCTCTCTGAGATGGCTTGAGCCTCACCGGGGTAGAAAATTGTGCTGTGACCGAGGAGCTTAGGAACGGCCCAAGTCAATGCACCCATAACAACGCGACGGCAAACGTTACGTGCAATGCCGTACTCTTCAACCAAGTTGATCAACTCGGATGCAAGTGGCGTTGGGACGGTGTAGCCACCCTCGGAGTCAGTGCCTTCGCTCTGTGCTGCCATGAACTCTTTGGCTTTGCGGTCGCCAGCGGTTGCCATCAAGAATTGACCGGCGGTGTATGCGTCTTCGCTGCTTGCAAAAACGTTGCTGCTGTTGTACTTGGCGGCAGCAGGGATCTTGTTTTCCATCTTTGGCTCTTCGATTTTCTCGGGTTTGGGTTGAACGTTAGCGGCTGGCTTCTCTGCTGCTGCACGGCGTGCAACCACTTCTGCCTTAGCTGCCTCAAAAACTCTTGCGGATTCCAACGAGGTCTCCAACTCTTTTGCTTCGTTATTCAGAGCAAGGAACTGGTCCTGCTGCTCTTGTGTAGGCTCGTCCCCGTGAATGTCAGCGAGTGCTTCCACTTCGACGCTGATTTCTTCGAGTCTTGCCTGAATTTCTGCGATCT